GAATCCACTTCCCTATCCTCGCAGATTATAAGTGTAAGCAGAGGATGTTTATGAAATCAGTTTGTGATAGTCTGGGTTTTTCACTCAGGAGGATCATAAACGAACCGTCCGCAGCTGCGATATACTTTGTTTCAAAATACGCTCACTACGATTCGTTCCTCATGTATGATCTAGGTGGTGGTACATACGACTCATCTTTGATTGTCAAAGATGGTAAGTACGTCACCGTAGCTGACACTGAAGGCGACTCGTTCTTAGGTGGAAGAGATATTGATAGGGCTATTTCAGAATATATTATAAAGAAATACAGCTTAAAATTCCCATTGTCAGCAGATTTCCTGGCCAACATAAAAGAAGAAGCCAATTCAAGTGGTAGGGAGTCATTCAATGTGACAGATGAAAAGGGGAAGTTAATGACCGTCAAGTTAACGAGAGAAGAGCTCGATTCATGCATCCAACCGTTCTCTGATAGGAGTCTTCGAATATTAGAGAACATGGTCGTCAGAAATAAAGTAAGCTCGGGTGCATTATTTCTAGTGGGAGGGTCATCTCTTTTGAAGAAAATTCAGGAGGATGTCAAAGCCTTTGCCATTAGATATAAGATCGAGTGTATTGTTGACAAAGATCTGCGATCTGCCGTGTCTTTTGGATGTTCAATGTCTCATGCTCAAGAGGACACGGGTAACATGACATATATCGATTGTAACTCTCACCCACTCATGGATGTCAGCTTCTTTTGTAACCCTAGTATACTTATCAGAAAACCTATGGCTATCCCTTATACATATAAAAAGGAAGAAAAAATAAAGAGCCATTACAGTACTATTTTGAACGTTTATGAAGGTTCAGATCCGTTCATCTTGTACAATGATTGGTTAATAAGTGCTAGGATGCAGTCAAGCTTATATTGTAATTTGGGAGACACCATAGAGTATTTGTATAAATACAATGTGGATGGTATCCTTGAGCTGTCAGTGAAAAATAAAACAACTGGTAAGGAAACAGTCTTACCTAACACTTTCACTTTGACTGAGAGTATCAAAAAATTGGATCTCAGCCTCACTCAATTGTCGAATGTGGATGAGACTGCCACCCTGATAGCCATCTTAAGTCACTTCAAACCAGACCTTAAACATCTACTGACCTATGTGAAGACGCCAACGATTTTTGAAACAAAGTTGAATAACATTTCATCTACGAAAGAGTTGTACTCAACGTTGGTAGGTTTGAACAAAAATTTTAAGAATAAATGAATGGGTCTGAAGATAGTCTTATATTATTTTAATTGTGGGTTTTCTTTATATTATTGTTCTGATAATCGTTTGTTTGAAGGTCAAGTAGATACTATATATACAGAAGATATTCAAGAATTGATAGAAATAATAAATAACTTTCCTTTTGTAAAAACACAATGGTGAGTCTAAAAAATAGCTCCAAATTAGAAATGTGTTTCCAACTGTTGTTTAAACGTTTAAACGTTGATGACAAATTGGCAGCACTTATCAAATATATGGAGAAAAATTATCAAGTGGAAAATTCAACAAATTACAAGTCAATATCACGGACTGGTCCAATGGTTTTTGACTCGCAATTTAGATCTGTCGCTGGAGAGATCCACTTTGTAAATGAAGATGATAAGAGTGTCGTAAAATTGTTGTACATATATTTCAATAAAGTAGAACCAGATCTGTTGAAGAAATTGGCCTACCAACCAGGATCCTTGTTTACGACGGATAATTGGAGAGAATATCTAGCAATGTGGGTCACATACTTAGATAAGTCTATGAATGATTATCTGTCTGATAATAAATCATTGGGTTGTTTATTCACAGAAGATGACATCAATGCAGCTTATCCTAACTCGAGTAAGTCAAGACTAGTTACTCTGTATCGAGTTTGTAACTCACAAGGACGATTGATACCCATTGATGAATTTTTATCAGGTGAAATTAAGGGGTTTGATATACCAACTGCTACTGATGCGTCAGTTGTGGGAGAAGGTGTGTCCAACAATGACTTATTCAGAGAATGCGTGGAAGCATTCAAAGATTATGTCAGGTTGATAAATTCAAAATCTGGTCAAGCAAAAATAAATGTGAATAAGAGGTTCTTTGATGTTTATTTTGAGTCCATGGTACAGAGTCCAGAGATCAAAGTGGTTAAGGATAACCCTTTAGTACTAGCAAAATTTATGAAAGAGTTTGATAGTTTAACTGTAAATAGTAGGGGTTTTGCAGATAATATTACGGCAATTAAAAAATTAGACAAAGACTTCCAGAGATTCATTAAGGATGTGTTCCTTATTAGTAATAATTTGGACGAAGACGCTTTGTTCATAAAAATGCCAAAAGATTCCGTTGTAGATATCCTAGGTCAGCCGATATCTCTCTCCAACTATTTGAGAATGAGTGATATACCGCCACCATTAAGCAACTCAGCATCATTGCCGGAAGACATTGATGAAGTTGTGTGTGAAGGGTTCCACTCATACTTCAAAAAGTTTGGGATAGACAATCGACAATTGATACTAGATATGTTATTATTCTTATTTGGTAAACTAACCACAAACAAGAACTACTGGGAGAAAAGGAACACAGTCAAATTCAAGGTAGATGGTAAAACGATATCCTTCATCTCATCAGATCTCAACAGTCACATAAAGAATTGTGTGAGAAGAGTTGATCCTCAATTCAATTGCAACAACATAATTCGTCAGTGGGCCAACTTGAGAGGTAATAGAGCTGTCAGATTATTTCGATTGACAGGATTCAGACCCGGTTTGTTCAGTACAATACCAGGAATAGTACCTTGGATGAGATTTGACTTCTTCAAACTATTAACGATTCAAAATCTTAGTCGTGATGAAGAGACATCCTATCGTACACTCCGTCTGATGACTGAGCATAAGTCGAATAACACAGAAAGAGACGAGTGTGCATTTCATACATGGATCTTACGAAATTGATCAAGAAGTACGGAGAGGATAAAGTCGAGAGACATTATTCCATCTATCAAAAAGCAAAATGGTCTGCTGGTGGAACTACTTTGGCTGTTTTACGTCTGATAAATGAAAAACTCTTGAAGTTCACAGAGGACAAGAATCAGATTGAATTAGATGACATAGACTTGAAAGAATTTCTTGAATGTGTCTATTGGTTCACTCTACTGCCCAAGTTTTTTAATTAATCGTTAGCCGATAGGTTAGATTACTTAAACCCATCACAATTCAAAACTGATTTTATACTCAAAAAGATAATAACAATTTTGAAATAGTGTTTGCAGTGTTTACATAAATAATAAATAGTGATGGGTGATAGCAAAGAAACAAAGAACGCAGAAAACAAAAAAGAGGAAGATCAAGAAGAACAAATATTGGAAGAATATGTAAAAAGAGAAAGCGAGGGGGGGGAGAAAATGACCAATTTAAGTGTAAAAGACTTGGTGACATCAGAACACATGAATCCTGAGAAATTGGGTGACATTGTTGTTTACTCAAATAGAGGAGATGTCATGACAGAAGAAGATGAGATGAAATTCGAAACTTGTATGAGAGATTTTGCAAGGAAGTTCGTATTCAAGAAGGTTGACGGTGAACCAACTGCTGATGAATTTTTAGCATTTTATGTCAGTTTAGTGCAGAGTTGGTTAACTCAAAGCACTTCTTTGAAGAACTCAAGGCAGCGCAATTTGAGTAACACACTGCAGATCAAAGGGCAGAAGTACAGCTGGAAAACATCTGAATTTATGGATTACATAAAGGGTAATTTACCTCATGTTGCAAATCCGTTTAGACAATATGCTAGAAAACATGAAGCTGACATTGAAATTCTGAAAGCCACTGGTAAGGTCAAGAGTGATTATCATCTTCAAGCCAAACATGGAGTTTTGTCTCAATATTGGGCATTACCAGCTGATTACGTTAATGGTTCTCTTATAAACATTTCTGATGATGATTTGGCAGCAAATCTGTTGATGAAGTGCCAGGCTTTGAAAGGATCAAGTCAAGAGAGGAAGTATTATAACGTATCTCAACTAGCACCAGGGGGTTGCAGTAAATAATGGATAGAGAGGATTTTTATGAAGATGTTGATGGCCAGATCATGATAAGAGCTGACAACAATATGTGGTGTCAGAGTCATGGTATGAGCATCTTAGACATAGAAGACCTAACTTTCAATTACTTACATTCAGCTGAAGTAAATAATTCCAAATTCATTTTTCAGATAAAAATAACCATACCTGATGGTCATCTAGTCTATGAGTTTAAGTTCAATGATGTCAAATCGCATACATTCCGTCAAGCTGGAGGAAAAACATGGAGTAACGCTTATGATGTGATAGGAACACCTAGAGCACTTAGGGTTGGAGTTAATCAAAGTATAAATTTGAAGAAGGAGAGAGGAGATTGGATACTGACTGTTAATGGTTTCAGATACATAAAAATAAAGGGTGTGTATAGACCAACTGATATGGCCTTATCTTTAGCTTACCCAATCGGTGACACGACTTTTGATCGTAAAAAATTGTATATAACTGATTTTGTGAGATTCAAAAGTGTGTTCCAAAGCATCTCATTGAATGGGAATGAGTTTCAACCAAAATCCATCAGGACTTATACGTTGAATCTAAATACCAATGATGCGATGAACATGAAGATAGGCAGACCGTTGGAACTCGTTAACATTAAGAACGTATCCGATTTCAATATCAGAGAAGAGGACACGACACCAAAACCAATACCAAAACCTAATGATGATCTACCACCTGAGGTTGAAAAGAAACCAATCCCTCAACCTGAACCGGAGAAGCAAAAACCAGATGTTCCCAAACCTAATGACAACTCGAAACCTGGCGGAAGTGTTGATCCACCTAACCCGATTCCACCATTTCCAGAGAATAAGACTCCAATAAAACCATCTGATGTTACAGATTTGAGTGAAAATGTTAAATCTAATATCCAGGCTGTAGAACGATTCAAGCTCTACCACACTGAGATAGAGGATATTTTTTCAAAATGTGTGAAACATTATGTTGATAAGGGGTTTTCAGCTGGTCAAGCAGAGTTAATTATTTACCAAATGGGTATATCCTTTTGTACAAGCAAAAACAGTATGGGAGACCTTAATTCTCACCTGG